AACTCATATATAAAAAGAACTCCAAGGGCAGAAATGCTCTTGGAGTTCCTTATTGACATTGTGGGAGTTAAATCTTCTTGCAGCCTTTAGCCATATACACTTCACTAAGCTTATCTTGCTGTACATATTGAATAGGGTCTTGATAGCCTGCATCAATAAAGCCTTTGACTCTCATACTCGAGGACGGTGTAGTAGCATCAGCCAATCCATCTTTCCTATTAGAGTAACAAGTCCAAGTCTTACCAAAGTCTACTCCGAGCCTCACACCCTCTTCAACAATAGCTTCTTTAGACATAGTAAGTAATGGTGCATCGATAGTAATTCGATTCTCTCTATTAAGAGCAATCAAAGCATTCATAGCACTAACGAATTCATTACTACCATCCCAATAACCAGCAAGACTATCAACCTCAGCAGCACCATACCAGACAGTATCAGCACCTTTAGCTTCAGCATAAGCACAACCAATAGTATTGAATAACTGATTACGGAAAGGTACATAGCTTACTGGTTGTGCATCACCAGCAATCTTACTAATATCAGGGTTATCGATATCAGTATTAGTTAGAGATGAGGTAGGAGCAAGATACTTAATAAACCCAACATCGGCTACATAGTGAGTGATAAGAGTATCAGGTGACTTAGCTTTTACAGCATCAATCTGACCTTGGACACAATCAATCTCTCTAACATGACGCTGACCATAGTTATATGTAATAAGGTGAATCTCTTCAAAGCCTTTATCTACAGCCATATGCAGCAGGACTACAGAGTCCATACCACCACTAATACTAAGTACTAACTTCTTACTCATCACCCTTAGTATAGAGGCTTATATCACCATTTTCAACTTTTTTCCGCTCTTCATATGTAGAGACAGCACGACGATAGAACTCCTGCTTAACACATTCAAGTACTCCAACTACTGTATTGTATTGAGCATAGCCTTTCTTCTTTTGACCATTAAGATATATCTCAATGAGTTCATGAATACGGTAGTTGAGGTCACCCTCATGGGTAAGACCTGACTTTTGTCTATCCTTTTCGTTGATATATGGCATTTAGTTTTTAGGGTTTTGTGTTTGAAAGAATGTAGCTAAGGAATCGTAACGTGGACGAATCTTAGAGTTAAGTTTCTTACCAAGTCCTGGAATAAGGAAAGGAAAGATACCATGGAATAGTGCAATTGGCACTACCATAAGGTGTAAGAGGGCAAAGAACCAAGCACAGCATAGGTGCTCTACGTAGTTAAGGTTACTCTCTTTGAGGTGTCGGGTGATAAAGCTCATGTCAGCATTATAGGCTATTGACTCTGTTAATCAACACTCGTAGTTGACCGTAGTTGAGTCTATTGAACTTAAGAACCAAGCGAGGCTTATCAGCAAGGTCAGGTCTATTCTCTTCTTCTACAAATGCCTTACGTTGAGTGATAGGATGCCCATCACAAATTGCCTCAGCAAACTCAATGTTAAGGTTGTTCACTTCTTCTTTACTAAGTTTCTTATTAAGACGAAGTATAAGGTTGTCTTCAATGAATCTATATGAGTGAAAGTTCTTATAGAAGTTAGTAATCTCTTCTACTGCTTCTACTACATTGTCAGTAACCTTATAGAGGTTAAAGTCTTCACCACTGATAGTTCCATTACCGTGAAGTTCCTTTCGTAGTACAGCATCTACACTACGCCAATAGGAACCACCTGGTCTATCAAGTAGTATGATTGGGTGTAAGGAACACTTACCAGTTTGAACAAGAGTAAGTACTTCAAAGATCTCATCCCAAGTTCCAAAGCCACCTGGCATTGCTACTGATGCATGTGCTTCTCTAATGATAGATACCTTACGAGTGAAGAAGTAGTTACACTCATAGAACTTCGGGTCACCTACAAGTTGTGAGTGAGTTTGTTCGAAGGGTAATGTAATACCGAGTCCGAAAGTATTGTCTTTACCTGCAGCATTATTACCTGCTTCCATAATACCTGGACCACCACCTGTAATAGTCATCCAATCCTTAGCAGCCATTGCTTTAGAGAAGATCTCAGTAGCAATATATGCGGGGTCATCTTTAGATGTTCTTGCCGAACCAAAGATAGTTACTTTACGTCTATCTTTATAGGGTGCAAACATCTCACATGTATGTTCGAGTTCCTTCATAGCCCTATTTAGCATCATGAAGTCAGCTCGTTGTACAGGTCCAGTTGCTACTCGTACTGCAGTAGTCATCATCTCTTTAAGATGATTTGGGTTATCGCAATCGACACTCTCCACGAGCATCGCAATAGCCTCATCGGTCCGGTCATCTCCGGTAGTACCAATATGTCTCTTAGCCATAGTTAATCTTTTTTGTTACCTTAAGTATACCATCTGAATAACTTATATCAACTAAAAAGAGGTACTTAAGTTGCCCTAAGTACCTCTGTAAGAAAGTTATAGTTCCTTTACTGCTTGTCTAATGCTTCGTCAACAAGAGTTGGCTTTACTTCTTCTACTACCTCTTCATCAACCTCATCAGGCACTTCACCTTCTTCGCCGCCACTATAAGCCCACTCAGTCTTAATCTTCTCTTCAAGTACTGGAAGGATAGTATTCTCCCAAAGGTCAATATCCTTACGGAAGTTCTTATAGTAACCAATCTTCTTACCATCAGGGAGCTGATATGTAGAACCAGTCTGAATAACAGCACCAACACCTACAGCAAGGTCAAGGAGACCATAGTAACGGTCAAGTCCAGTATGGAATGAAAGGAACATTTCACCTTGAAGGTACTGCTTAATGAATCGATTCTTACGAGTCAATGCTCTAATAAGAATACCAGCATAGTTCTTCTGACCTACAGCAGTTTCAGCATCCATAGTCTTACCACCATCACTCTTCATAGGCTTACGAGCCAACTGAACAGTTACTGAGGGAAGATATACAATAGACTTACCACCAGGCATATGCTTCTCAATAGAAGGGAACATTGCTGCTGGATCATCATAAACATGGTTAGTAGCAAGTACTGTAGTCTGGGTAGTAGCACCAAGGTTAGTACAAGTCTGCATAAGAGACTTCATAGCACGAGCCTTTGATCCCATATCAGATGCGGTACTCTCTTTACCCATACGGCTATGCTCAAGTTCTGATTGAAGGTTACCAAGTGAGTCAATAGCTACAATGAACTTACCCTCAAGACCTTTCTCTTTAACAGAGGTAAGGAACTTATACAAAGCGTTACGGGTCTGCTCAATAGTAACACAAGGAACATATTTAACCTTACTAATATCAAGTCCGATACGTTCAGCACCTTCTGGATCAACTGCATTCTCAGTATCAAAGATAACTGGAATCAAACCCTCTTTCTGGGCATTGGCTAAAATCTTAAGAACAAACAATGTCTTACCAGTCATGGACTCTCCACCAAGCATTGTTACTCGGCCTTTAGGAATACCTCCATGAATAGAACCTGATACAATAGCATTAAGAACATAACTACCAGTATCAATCCAACCACCTACTCGAGATAGAGTACTATCTTCGAGGTAAGTAGCGAAAGGGTTTACCTTATCAATAGAGTCAAGAGCCGCTAGGGTATCTTTATCAAAATTACTCATCCTATATATTATGGCTGCTTAGATAGCATAATCAACAGAAAAGGTGGGTGTAGGAGAAAACTAAAAAACCTACACCCACCCAAACAATAATAAAATACGGTTGAGCCAATACATAACACCTCAACCGCAATAATATTTATACCGAGACATAAAAAAGGCTACCGGTTTCCCGATAGCCTCTGCTTCACACGCAAGATTGTTTATGCATCGTCACCATCAGCACCGAAGAGCTGAATGACTTCTGGCTCTTCAGCAGGAGCTGCTTGTGCTGGAGCTGGGTTATTGATGGCATGATACTGTGCAGTAATTTGTGGAGTAAGCTTTACTGTGGAAGTAGTAATAGCTGCCTTATGGAAGGTCCACTCGTTCTTTTGCTTGTCACCATCAATGAACTCCATAAAGAGATAAGGGAAGGTTTGCACTTGAAGCTGACCATTTTGTGGGTCTGGCTGAACATGAACAATTACTGGGTTATTAAGGGTTAGAGTCTTGGCGGTATTACCGGTCTCGACTCCAACGACGGTACGACCTACTTGATCGACGATTGCGATGATTTCTTTTTGATCACTCATTACCTTTATAGTATGGATGCTCTCTACAGATAATCAACTACTTGATTAAAAAAAGTTCCTTATTAAATATGTGTATGCTTAATCCAAATGCTGGTAAATCAATCTTTGTACAGATAGCATCTTTTCGTGATAGTGAGTTACTACCTACACTACATGATATGATTGACAAGGCTAACGAACCTGAACATCTTAAGATTTGTATTTGTTGGCAACATAGTGAAGAGGATGAGTGGGATCACTTAATGGAGTTTAAGGGTGACGATAGGTTTATCATTATTGATGTAGATGCTAAAGACTCTAAGGGGGTATGTTGGGCAAGGAATCTTATACAACAAGAGTATGATGGTGAAGACTTTACATTACAACTTGACTCACATCATAGGTTTGTTGAGGGGTGGGATACCGAGCTAAAGAATCAAGTACTACAACTACAACTACATGGATATGAGAAGCCATTGATTACTGGCTATATGACAGCCTACCATCCATCACAACCTAAAAATGAATGGTCAAGTGATCCATGGCAAATGCGCTTTGATAGATTCACTCCTGATGGTGTAGTGTTCTTTAGACCAGATGGTATACCTAACTGGCAAGAAAGAACAATGCCTGTACCAGCAAGGTTCTACTCTGCTCATTTTTGCTTTACATTAGGAACTTTTTGTGAAGAAGTTCCTCACGATCCAAGATACTACTTCCATGGTGAAGAGATTACTATTGGTGTTAGAGCTTATACATATGGCTATGATTTGTTCCATTCACACAAGTTGGTTTGCTATCACGAGTTTAGTAGAGACTATAGACCAGACAAGCACTGGGATAGCTATAGTAAAATTACTCAACACAATCAAGATACATATAAGTTAATGAGGGGTCTACTCGGTATTGATGGTGAGTCACTATCTAAGAAAGAGACATATGGAACTTATGGTCTTGGTAATGTTCGAACTATTGCCGATTGGGAACAATATGCTGGTGTTAGGTTTAATGATAGAAGTGTTAAGCAACCCACTATTGATGGTGAGTTACCCCCAGTAGATAAGAAACTTTCATTTAGTAGAATCTTTAAGCATTGTATTGATATGCATCAGAGTACTCTAGAGGATATTGAATTTGTTGCTGTCATACTAAAAGATAAAGATGGTAACGATCTTTATAGACAAGACTATACAGCTGAGGATGTAACTGCTTGTACAAATGGAACTACTGTTAATCTTTGGATTGATGCACCAGTAACAGCAAGACCGGCTGAATGGATTGTATGGCCTAACAACGGTGAGTGGTTAGAGCGTAGGAGTGGCACTCTATAGGAACAGGATTAAATAAGTGCATGTACGAAAGTAGCACTATATTTATTCAAATTGCTTCTTACAGAGATAAGGAACTAAGACCCACTATTGAAGACCTTCTCAAGACTTGTAGGTTTCCTAATGCTCTACATATATGTATTTGCCACCAACACCATCCAAAAGACAGATGGGATCACTTGGATGAGTATCAAGATGATCCTCGATTTACTATTATTGATATTGACTCTCGTAAAGCTAAAGGTGCTTGCTGGGCTCGTAATAGAATACAACAAGAATATAAAGGTGAGGACTTTACCTTTCAGTTAGACTCGCATCATAGGTTTGCTGATAACTGGGATGTAGAGCTTAAGAAGATGTATGCTCAATGTAAGCTTAATGGTTCTAAGAAACCTCTCATTACATCTTACATACCAGCTTATGATGCTGATACAAATGAACCTATTGACAACGAGCCATGGACATTAAACTTCAACTACTTTGGTCCAGAAGGTCCATTACATACATTACCTGCTACATTACCTGGCTGGGAGAGTATGGGTGGTCCTGCTAGGGCAAGATTCTTCTCTGCTCACTTTGCTTTTGCTGATGGCGCCTTTAGTAAGGATGTACAACATGACCCTGAGATGTACTTCCATGGTGAAGAGATTAGTCTTGCTGCAAGAGCATTTACACATGGTTATGATTTATACCACCCACATAAAGTTATAGCTTGGCATCACTATGGTAGAGAAGGTAATCCTAAGCATTGGGATGATGCTAAGAAGTGGGGTGAAGCTAATCAACATTCTTATTCAAGGGTTCGAAAGCTATTTGGTATTAAGGGTGAGAAGTTTGCTAAGGGTGAGTGTAAGAGGAAGTATGGCTTTGGTAAGGTTCGTACATTAGCTGAGTATGAAAAGTATGCAGGAGTTCGTTTTAAGGATAAGACTATACAACAATATACACTAGACAATAAGCTTGCACCTAATCCTACTATTGAGAATAAGAAAGAGTATAAAGATTCATTCAAAGGTTTCTTTAAGCTATGTATTGACTTAAGCTTTGATCAAGTACCGAGTGATGACTATGAATTTTGGGCAGTAGCTTTCTTTAACGATAAAGGTGAAGAGGTATATCGTCAAGATGCTGATAAGGATGAGATCAAACGTTTGAAGTCTAATGAAGAGACTTATGTTAAGCTTTGGAGATCATTTGCTACTACCGAACATATTGTTAAGTGGAGAGTATGGCCATGTAGTGAGAGTAATGGCTTTGAGGATGCAATAGAATCGAGTATAGGATGAAGACATTACTACTGACATCTATTTACACTAAGCTTTGGGGTACTGACTTAGGTGGTAGAACGAGTCGTGATCATCACTACAAGTGGTCTTTACTTAATATACTTAATACTAAACCTACTAAGGTAGTATGCTTTACAAGTGAAGAGGAACTACCAGAGCTTGAGGCTTGGTTCTACCATGTACAAAAAGTAGATAAGGAACTTCTTGAGTTTAGAGTATACGATCTTTATAACTGTGAGCACTATGACTTAATACAAAGGAACAAAGATGTAGAGTTCGTTAAGAGTCATGATAGGTGTCATGAGATACAATATATGAAGTTCTTTTGGTCAAAGCTTATTGAAGATAGGCATGACTATGATAGGATGTATTGGATTGATGCTGGTCTATCACATGGTGGTCTATTTCCAGAAGAGTATATGATGGGTGATCAATGGGAGAGGCATTTCCTTATTAGGCTCTTTACACCTGAGTTACTATCTAAATGGAGTAATGCATCAAAAGACAAAGTCGTTATGTTCTCTAAGAACAATGATGATAGGTACTTTTGGTCTCAGACATTACCTCAATCATATTACAATGAGTATGATAGATCAAGACATATCATTGGTGGTATGTTTGGTGGTACTCCTCAAGCTTATGATAACCTTACAACACGCTTTGAAGAACTCCTACTTACTCTATTAGATAAAGAGAATGAACTCTATCATGAAGAGTTAATCTTATCTTGTATGGCAGTTAACACACCAGAAGAATATAACCTTCTTAAGTTCGATGATTGGTATGCTCGAGATGAATGGGCTAATGAGAACATCGATAACATTTTATTTTACCATCTATTTATATGAACACTACTATAGTATCTGGTCTCTGGGACATTAAGAGACACAATAGAAGCTTTGATCACTACATCGAGGCATTCGAAAAGTTCCTATCTATTGATCAACCCATGTATCTTTATGTACCAGAAGAGTTAGAGGACTTTGTATGGCAATATAGAAGTCCAGAGAATACTCATGTCAATATCTTTGGCTTAAATGATGTTAAGAGAATGTATGATCCATTTTGGGATAAGACTCAAGAGATAAGAACATCGGATGAATGGGTAAAACGTGCAGGTTGGTTAGAAGATTCACCACAATATAAGCTCGAGTACTATAACCCTATCGTACAATCAAAGATGTTTATGCTTAACGATGCGTCTATCTTTAACCCATTTGATACAGAGTACTTCTATTGGTTAGACGCTGGTATTACCAATACGGTTCCTGATGGTCACTTAAGGGATGAGCCTGTTTTAGATAGTTTACATAAGTATACTACCGAGGATGAGTTTATGTTCGTAGCCTTCCCCTACGAAGCAAATAACGAGATTCATGGCTTCGAATATCCTGCTATCAATAGTTATGCTGGTGATGATGTCAAGTATGTTTGTAGGGGTGGTCTATTTGGTGGACATAAGAAGGTAATAGGTAAGGCTAATGCTGAGTACTACTCGTTGCTTAGTACAACATTAGGTGATGGCTATATGGGTACTGAAGAATCTATCTTTAGTATTATGGCTCACCTTAATCCTTATACATATAGAAAGTTTGATATTGAGGCTAATGGCTTAATTGTAAAACTTACTCAAGACATTATTGAAGGTAATGCTAAGTTAGCAGAGCTTAATGGTAGCTTTGTTAAGAATCGATTTAAGACCGCGAAGGTAGTTCCAGACAATGTTACAAAGGAGCTTAAGACTAACTTATACATGTTGACGTTCAATATGCCCGAGCAGTTAACTCATACTATTAAGACAATGGTTGAGACTGAAGGCTTAATGACTCACCCTGCTAAGTATATCTTTGACAACTCAACTGATAAGGAAGCTATGCGAGCTAATCAAGCAATTGCCGAGATGCATGGCTTTGAGTATGTTAAAATGGATGGCAATATTGGTATATGTGGTGGTAGGCAAGCTGTAGCAGAGCACTTCGATAAGTCTGATGCTGACTACTATCTATTCTTTGAAGATGATATGACCTTTAATGGTCCTGATCAAGCAGGTGAAGTTTGTCGTAATGGTTTTAGAAAATACATACCTAACATCTATGAAATTATCCATAAGATTGCTTATGTTGAGGACTTTGACTTCTTAAAGATGTCCTTTACTGAGGTATACTTCGATAACGACAATCAATGCTCTTGGTATAACGTTCCTGATGATGTTCGTAAGGAACATTTCCCTAACTACCATAAGCTTCCTGTTATGGGTTTGGATCCTAACTGCCCAAAGACTGAATGGGGTACTATGAATACAATTGATGGTGTAGCTTACATTACTGGTGATGTATACTATGGTAACTGGCCAATGATTGTTAGTAAAGAGGGTAATCGAAAGATGTTTTTAGAGGAGACATGGGCACATCCACATGAACAAACTTGGATGTCTCACATGTTCCAACTAACAAAAGAAGGAAGGCTGTCTCCAGCGATCCTTCTTGCGAGTCCTATATGGCACGATAGAATTGTATATTACAATGCCGATGAAAGGGTTGAGAGTTAACGAAGTGATGGTACTTGTTCAGCAAGCTTACGAGCATCCTCAAGTGCCTTCTGTGCTTTCTTTGATGGGGCAGTAGATGCTTCAGAGATCTCTTCTAGTGCCTCCACGAGGGTAACAATTGCTTGTCGAGCTGCTTCAATTTGTGGTGATCCAAACTCTCCAGATCCTTTATCAGCACCATTTACTGTTTGCTTAACAACGCTTAGTACTGTAAGTACTCCTTTAAGTTGACCACGTTTAAATGCTGGATGTCCTCCTGGCTTGCCGTCGAGTTGTGGTTTGTCTAAGTATGATTCGCTCATACTTATATTTACTCTGTTTATGGATTAAGTCAACTACCCAAATAAGTCAAAGAGCTCAGTCTTAACATTCTCAGTAGGCTTACGAATAGCCCAACCTACGGAGTCATAGAAGCGAGCAATGGACTGGAAGAGAATCTTATCAAACATCTTCTCGTAGTCGATCTTAAACAGTTCATTGAACTCCTCAGGCCATTCATACTTGAACCCCATAGAGCTAACACCATATTTATTAGGAGTCTCAACATACATAAAGCGAACCTTATCACCTGAACCAAGAGACTCATACTTATTACCAGTATTAAGCTCATCACACATACGGTTATAGTAGTATGCAGACTTAGCATGCACTGGCATACCCTTAACGGTTTCCCAATCACGACATTGCACAGCATGCTTCTCGTAACCCTTAACACCCATAACGAAAGCAATCTCCTCAGGAGCAAGAGTCTTGAAAGTATCATACGCTTCGTTGAAGATCTTATTAGTCTTACCCAGGTCCTGAGTAGTAAGCATAGTCTCAATGATACCCTTAGCATAAGGCTTAATGGCATCAGGCATAGTAGTACGAACAACCTCAACACCAGTATACTTGAACTTATTCTCCTTGATACCCTCATCGTCAAGGATATGCATAACATAACGCTTCTTCTGAATGAAAGTAGCAACGTCAGCAATCATCTCACGCTTGAATACGAAGCGAGGGTCACGAGTCAATAGAGCCTTACGAGCCCAAGAAGTAATACCCTCGTTAAGGTAGTCCTCAATCTCCTGAATCTTGTCATAAGTCTCTTGGTGAACAAGAGCATCGTCCTTAGACTCCCAGAACTTAACACCGTTATCGATCAAAGGCTTGATAGAGATATAAGATGAGTCAGTATCGTTATAGACAATACACTCTTCTAGGTCACGTTCAGATATGTTATCAGAGCCAACCTCATCACGCATAAAGTCCTTAAGCAACTCATTCGAATGCTTAATAACAGCCTGACCAGTTAGAGTAACACTAGCAGCAATATCATCGTCACCAATAGGGGCATTCTTATTACCCATATACCCATAGCAAGAGTTAATTAGAATCTTGATAACCATCTGTTGAGTATTGAGACGTTCGACTTCGTACTTGAGATCGGTGTTATCAGGCTCTTTCTTAAGCCTTTGCATGTTAGTAAACAAGCCTTTCTTAATCTCAACACGCTGGTTGTAATAGTACTCAAGGAACTCAGGAATGATGCCTTGCTTCTTCTGACTAAACAGGAAACCAGCTTTCGATAGTGCGCATTCCTCGTCTTTAAGGAACTTTACGAAGTCAAGCTTTGATAGTTTAAACAACCTACCTGAGGTATGTTGGATGGTAATCTGATCACCATCTTTCTTCTCAATCTTACCCACCTTAGTCTCAGGTGAAGTATTGAGAGAGATCATAACGTTAGGGTATAGAGAGTTAGCATCAAAGGATATGATGTTCTCCTTGAAGCCACGTTTAGGCTCAGCAACATATGCACCAGGGTTCTTATGATCTTTGTTACCACCACGCACAAAGGTAGAGATAACCTCACCTCGCTGACGAGCCCTTACAGTTAGAGCGCCATTAATAACACCAATCGTACCCATAGCACCTTCCATGGTAGTAAGACCGACATATGATAGCATACGTAGTAGAGGAATGTATTGAAGCTTTTCTTCTAGTTCAACGAGAAGGTTAACATCCTGAACGTTGTAGTCAATAAACTTATTCCAGTCCTGATCGGCAAGTTCGTGAAGAGCTAAGCCTTCGTAATCGATCTTCTTCTGACCTAACTCAAGTTCACCGATAGAGTCAAGCTTGTATGATGGACGTAACTTAAGACAGAAGCGCTTATACACGTCAAGGTAGTCAAGGTTAGCGACACCATCGAAGTAGTACCGCTTCTGCTCACGACCAAAGCTACCCATACGCATACGAAAGTAAACATTACGCAAAGGTGAGAGACGATCAACGTACTCTTGACCTAAGATACGCTCCATACGATTAACGATGTAAGGTATATCAAAGCCTTCAGAGTTCCAACCACTGATAATATCAGGATGTTGCATCTCGATATACTTAAGGAAGGCAAGAAACATATCACGTTCAGTCTTACAGTAATGATAGATCATATCATCACGACCCTCGCCAGTATACTCGTGAATACCAAACGTATTGAACTTTTTACTAAAGTTATCCCAGACAGTAATGACGTTACATACGTGAGTAGGATCGTCTACGTCAGGAAAGGTATCGACAGAGTAAGTCTCAATATCAATAAAGCAATACTTAATGTCATGCTGGTTGAACTCAGGCTTCTCATTCTCACCACCATAAGCGTCTAGCAAGTACTGCTGAACAGGCGGGGCATTCTCAAAGACACGCTTGACACCAGAGTCGTTAAGGAACTTATAACGACCATAACCATTCTGGAATGAACGTTTCTTAACCTTAGTACCAAAGATAGAGGTTTTATCACCTTGCGGATCTTCTACATAAAGGTAAGGCTCGAAAGATACCTCACGTCGAACTCGATCACCATCTTCGTTCCAAGCAAACTCTGTGATCGTACCTTCACGACCATTGTAGACTACGTTTCTATACATCTATGTTAATTATACTAGAGTTCCTTAAGGGTTCCAGCGCTTAAGGTACTTTCTTTCTGGTGAACCATATGGAGTCATTAATGCTTCCATTCGGCAACCGATGTTATCATCATTCTCAAGTCGACGAGTGAGACCATACTCACGAAGCTTAGGAGTATTAGCAAAGTACCTCTTACGATTCTTGTAGTTAAGAATCCAATCCATCCTTTCCTCAAGTTCATCGGCATCTTTGAACTTAAGATCATCAGGTGCAGTAGAGTAAGTATGCATATCTTGACACAAGCAAGGAATACCAAGGGTAGCTGCTTCAACAAACTTAATATCTGACTTAGAGTTATTGAAGTTGTTAACAGTTAATGGAGCAATCATTAGCTGAGCATTAAGACCAACAATAAAGTTAGGATACTCAAGTAGACTCTTCCATTGATAGAACTCAATCTTACCGCTCTTAACAAGATCAGTCAATGGTGGTGGGTAAGCTCCTACAAAGATCCATTGATACTTATCAACCGTCTTACGTACAAGGTCATTAACATGACTAAAGTCATCTTTACCACCATTCTTATTACCTACATCGTAATGAGCTCCAGAACCCGTATACAAAACTCGAGGCTTTCGCTTATTAGACTCGAAGTTACGTTGAATAGTTGTTTGATCATAAAGGTATCCCATCCAGTTGAATGGTACAAAGTTAGGAATGACAGTTACGTTTTTATTCGTAAGCTTAGATTGGAATAAGGTCCGCATAAAGTCACAAGTGAGAGTAATCTCATCTGCCATATCCATAATCTCAATACAGTTAGCACGAACCTCTGCAGTATCAAATGCAAACTTGAACTTATTGTAGTCAGGAATCTCTTCCCTAAATACAACATCATCAACCTCATAGATGATCTTAAAGCCATGCTCTTGTTGAACCTTCTTAAGGTGCTTAGTAAACTCAACTTGTGACTTAGACGCCTGACGCTGAAGAGTAACTGCCTTTACACCAGCATACCAACGAGGGTCAGCTACCATTGCAGTAGTACTTTGACTAATACCACGCTGAGTCATATTGATTACATTCTCAGGCCAAATTAAACGCCAATGACCACACCCTGAATAGTCAGCAAGGTAGTTAATAAAGCGAGGCATAGTAGCCTCACGAGGTTGAGGGTTTTGTTTAACAGGTGCTTTAGGTCTTGCACCCGGTAAAGGTGAGCCAAAGGGCTGTGGAAAAGGGTTACTACCAATCATTGAAGATATTATATCCTACTCTTCAAGATAATCAACTCGGCGACTAATACCATTTTCCTTTTCCATGAAAATAACTTCACCAGTAACAGCCTTAATAGATTCCTTACGGTGAGATATAACAATAGAGCACTCATCGAGCTCTTCAGTACGTTCTTGAAGTATCTGAGTTACAAGCTCAATACCTTTCTCATCGAAGGAAGAGTCAAACAACTCATCATAGATAGCAATGTTATACTTAACACCACCTTGAAGCCTTCTCATATCAGAGAAAGTAAACAAGCAAGCAAGGTCAATAGACTTACGTTCAGCTCCAGAGAAGTTATGATAAGAACAAATCTTATTCTTCTCGTTAGTAATCTCTTCCTCGAAGTATTCGTTAAACATACAAATAGAGTTAGAGTCAAGCTTACGAAGATAAGTAAGAAGCTTACTATTAAGCAATTCAAGAAGCTTATTAACGATAAAAGACTTAACACCTTCCTCAGATACTACATACTTAACGATGTCAAGCTTGGATAAATCCTTTCTAAAATTCTCTACCTTAGATTCAACCTCACTTAGTCTCTTATTTGACTCAACAATAAGATCATCAAAGTCTGTATCAGTACTTTCTACTTGCTTAAGATCAATCTCAAGCTCATTAAGCCAATCATCAAGTTGAGTAATACGTTGTGCAATACTTTTCTTCTCTTGATTAGCAACCTTAGCAGAAGATAGTTCGTTATTCTTAGCTTGAATAGTTTGTTGTATCTTAAGCTTAATGTTATTAGCTCTGGTTACTGCCTCATTAACATCTTTGATCTCTTCACCAAGTTCTAAGAGACGTTTCTTAAGAGTCTCTTTTTCTTTCTCCATATGCTCAACATCATGAGCATCCATTGGTCGTAAACATACAGGACAAGTATCTTCATCAGTACCAATCTTCTGATATGACTCTTTACTATGCCTTAACTCTGCTTTCTTAGTACCAGCCTCAACACTTCTCTCAGTAATCTTATCATCTACTATAACAAGCTTACCTTTTAGTTCCTCAATATTAGATTCAATATCAGAAGTATCTCTATCTTGGAAAGAGCCCAGCTTCTCTGTTAGTCTCTCTTTCTCTGAGGTGTTATTATCCTTTCTCTCTAAGTATACTGACTTTTTATCTGCCCGCTTTAAGAGTGTAGCCTCCTTTTGGGACACATAGTTTCTATTCTGGTTCTTAACCTCAGCTAAAGTAGCTTGAACAATGTCATGCTCACGTTTTAGTTCGTTATACTCTACTCTAAGTTGAGTTAACATCTGTGAAAAGACTTCCATACCAAAGATGTCCTCGATAAACTTACGCTTTTCGATCTTAGACTTAGCCATAAAAGGAACAGCATTGTTCACGGTCATGATAACACAGTTCTGAAAGATAGAAGGAGTAGCAGAAGTTACATCGCATATAAACTTGTTAGTATTACCAATGCTATCACGTGTAACATCAACACCATCCTTGAATAGCATAACCTTTGATGGGTTAAGCATACGTATAACCTTATACTCAATAGTTTCCTTACCAGTAACAACCTCAAAGTCTAACTCTACATGAGTTTTACCACCAGTAATGTTGTTAGGTATAAGATCCTTCTTAAGCTCTCTTAGAGTATCACCAAAGATAGCGAAGTATATAGAGTCAGCAATGGTACTCTTACCAATAGCGTTACGACGATCGGGCTTATCTTTATTAGCTCCAGTAATGACATGAAGTCCCTTACTAAAGGATACCTCAACAGGCTCTTCACCAACCGACAGGAAATGCTGAATAGCTACTCGTTTAAAATTTACTTGTTTCATCGCTTACAACGCTCGTATAGACCAAGAGTATACTCGATTATAGACTTAGAGTTGTCTAAATCCATCGTTCCTATGAAGTCTTCTATAGCTTGCTCAACGTCAACACCTGACATGTCTTCGATATCCTCACGATCTTGAAGGATTCGATTAAAGTTAATATCATAATCAACAGACAGCTGTTCTGGAGCAAACTTATTGAACACATTCAAAAGGATATCCATATCATCCTGAGAAATATTCTTGTCTACTTTAAGCTTAACAATATTATTGTTTATTTTATTTTGTACTATTGGAGTTATATCTCCTTCTTCTACTAACTCGCTAAGGAATACCTTCTCATAGCGAGGTGATACTTTATTCTCAAAGAACTCATACTCCATAGAGTCAAGATCTAAAATATGATAACCTTTAGAGTTACCAGCATCACCGAAATCCATTTGGAATGGGTTACCACAATACAAGATAGTACCAGCACCGAACTGCTTCTCATGTCTTGTATGGAAGTGACCACTAATAGTGAGAGGTGCTTTCTTGAGAAGGTCTTTTACCTTAACTCCCTCTTCACAAAGTTTAAATCCTGTCATCTTAAAGGTCTCAACCTCAAAGTGACCAAAGATAACATCTGAGTCCTCAATAACCTTTGTAGGTGTATTCCAAGGACATAAAGATATCTTCTTATTGAATGCTTCTAGAGTCTGATATGTCTCTAGGATAGTTACATTCTTTCTATTCTTAAAGATAGACAATGAGTTAACATCTGTTCTATGCTTATAATAGATATCATGGTTACCGCATATAGCGATAAGATTAAAGTCGGCCATCTTATCAAGTATCTCAGCACTCACTTGTAGAGTATTAACTGAGATCTCAGAGCGATTGTGATGCCAATCACCCGCAAAGATAATATCCTCAATGCCCTTCGCCTTACACTCATCGACAAACCAATCAGCCCATTCAAGAGCGTATTGATGCCACTTAGTGCAGTTCGAATGAACACCAAGGTGAAGATCGCTAAAGATAGCAATCTTAGACTTTTTAATATTGGGAATCATCATCGATAGGCTTCACATAAACAGTACCATGAGTGTTATCTGGGTTACTCATATACTCTTCATAAACCTTTTCCTTATACTGCGTAATAGTAAGGTGATGCTTTTTCTCTTTCTTAATACGATTAATGAAAGCGTGGTAAGCAATAGTTGTGAAGTAGGAGAAAGGATTAGACTTAGTCTCAAATTTATACTTCTTATACTTAAGAGCAGCATACATTTTGATCAAAGCGTCACCAATCATATCATCTTTATAAGAATAGTTAATAAAAGACCCGTTATAGCTCAAGCCATAAGCAATCTTCTTAATATTTTCAGCCAAGTCGTCGGTCAAGACATCTGAGTCATAGTACTTTTGTAGACTCGCCTTGAACTCAGCAGGCTTAATATAATATTCTTCTTTAGCTGTTTTAGACATTCTACCTAATTATATCCTACCATTAAGAGATATCAACTTCTTTGTACTGGATCTTTTCCTTATCATATATAGCCATCCTCTTCTCACAATGAGCTTGACCATAGTTAAGTTTGTCACACATATCAAAGATGATTAGCTTGGACTTTGAGTCATGCTTACGAAGTCCTCGACCAATAGATTGCACAGTACGAATAAAGCTTTTACCTCCAGATGCAAATATGATGTTGTGAAGGTTCTTAACGTTAACTCCTGTTGCGAAGATTGCACTAATGGCAATAACTACAACATTAGTTTCAGTCTCCATTATTGCTTTTATCTTTTCACGTTCTTCGACATCGACCGACCCTTGAATGAAGTAGACTTTCTTACCATCAATCTTGTTAAGATACTCTTCAATAACTTCACCATGAGCAATATGATTGACCATGATAAGAGTATTATTAGGAAGCTTGCTAACAAGTTTTTGAATAATTGTATTTCTTCTATCATTGTTATAAATGTATTCAAGCTCATCCCTATAACCAGATGGACCGCTAAAGTGAGGTCTTGGGCTATAGTTAATGTTCATGATCTTAACATTCACATTAGTAAGGAAGTTTTCTAATCGAAGCTCATAAGAGTTCTTCTCATATATAACTGGTCCAAGCTTTCCTATGATTGACCATTTGTTGAGTTGATCTTCTGGAAGGGTTCCAGTAAATCCAAACTTATTAGGAGTCTTAATCTGTTGAACTATCTTTGAAATTTTATTACCTGCTGTTATTTTGTGACACTCATCAACTACTAACAAGTCAACATGTCTTAACCAATCATTCTCTTGAAACCTACTTTGAATGATACCAATGTTTGCAATGATTACATTAGAAGTGAAGTCGGGTTTAGTCTTTCCAGTCCATTTAGTGCACTTATAGTTAATGCCTACATTGATAAACTCATCAAACGTTTGAGTTACGAGTCCTAAGTCAGGTACAAGCATAAGACACTTGAAAGTTTCTGGGTCATTACTTGCTCTATAGAATTGCTCAATTAGAGCTGCAGTAGTAAAGGTCTTACCAGCACCAGTTCCAAGCACGCATGTACCAGTTCCAAGCTTAATTGCTTTTTGTATTACTTCTTCTTGATAGTTACGTAGAGTAAACTTAAAGTCAGTTACAATTTCTGTATCGGTTCCAACTTTAAGTGCCTTAGCAAGTGCAGGTGTAATATCAATTGGTTCATTTATCTGATTCTTAATTAGATATTGTCTAATCTCCCAATACAATCCAAGTTCACAAGCACCTGTAGGTGTTATAACATATTTTCTTCTTGGTGCAAAGCGACCATAACCTCTTGCAAACCTAGCTCCTGTATTCTCTACTGAGAAATGCTCTCGCATTGTATCAAACAACTCACTATCAGAGCATCTAATGAGAAGCTTAACTGGTTGCTTAGGTGTTGGCTTCTTTACGTCAAACTGAATCATAGTTGCTCCATCTTCTGCAGTTCAACAATGTTCTTAATATCGAATCCCATCTGCGACATTGTCTTTTCGACCTTCTCAAGATACTCAATGATGAGATCAAGCTCCTTTATCTTAGCAGTTAGTGATGCTAATGACTCGTGACGTTCAGCTGCTTGCTCTGCTGCTGATTGAGATAACTTTACTGGTGAAGTTGCAATTACTTCCTTAGTAATGTTCTTTTTGAGCTGCTTCTTCTTCTCAAATGTAGCATTACGAGCAATCTTAGACTTAATAAGTTGAGCAACCCAATAATGCTTACGTGCAGGCAAGCGCATACTTTGCTCCTTAATGTTGAAATCGTCAAGTACAAGATCTTTACCAACCTCATCGATATACTTTAGTAGCAACTCCATATCATTAGTATAAATAATAGTATGGAAAAGTCAACTGGTAGATTTGCTAAACATTTCAAGAAGGTTCTTGAGGAAGCTATGACTGCTGGTGCAGGTGGCGCACTTGGACCCAATGCTGGTGGTAATTTTGCTCCTAATGCTTCTAAATCTGGTGATACATATGCACCGGGTGATACTCGTATAGCAAAACCACTTGGTAAAGTACAATCACGCCTCGATAGTCCAAAGAAGAGGAAGAAAAAGAAGAAGAAGGCTATTAAGAAGGTAGTTAAAGTGGTAGATGAGGAGAATGAGGAGGTTAAGGTTGTCAAGGTAGACGATATCTCTGACTACATGTAGAATATGGATTTAGGTCACTGGACATGTGACGAGCAATGGGAAGAGCTTCCTTTTGGCTTCGTATATTTGATTACCAACACGGTATCCGGTATGAAGTACATTGGTAAGAAGCAAATCGAGAAGAAAACTAAGAGACCACCCTTGAAAGGTAAGAAACGTAAGAGAATTACTATAGGTGAGTCGGATTGGAAGACATATACAGGGTCATCTGACAAATTAAATGCAGATATCAAGAAGCTTGGTAAGAAAAAGTTTAAATTTGAGATAATCTACAGTTGTGGTACTAAAAGTGAGCTTGCTTACATGGAAACCCTCTATCAGTTCCAAGCTGAAGCACTTTTACGTGAAGATTACTACAATGGTATCATGAATTGCCGTATTGGACGTGTAAAGTTTACTAAAAAGCCGCCAAAGCTGTTGCTTTCATGAAAAATGAGAGTATACTTAAATAAATAGTAAGTAACATGTTAGATTCTCCAACAAATCTTAATAAGCCCAAGCTTAGGAGCTATTTTGACATGGATGCCAATGTAGAATATGTGAATCTCGGTCCTTATCTTGATAGTTCGTTTCAAGAGTATCAATATTACGTTACTGAGAACGAGTTACATACTCTTAAGCAGAAAGAAAAGAACCAACTCGGTACTCACTTCATACTAAACCAGATTCTTATCATTTGTAAGATGTCTAAGCGTAAGAAGTGCTTCTATTACGAGGTGAATGATGAGTATACTGTAGAGAAGCTACTAGTTGAGCGTATATTCAAGGTGCTTCCATCTAAGATTATCTATGATGATGTCTCTTTTGAAGAGTTTATTATTGAGCAACGTGAGTATCAAGCTTATACACCCATCGATACAAGTATGATATCATGGAAGAAGTTTAAACAATTCTTAAAGAAGAACAATCTTACTATGATTGAGAAGAAATTTACACACGATATTAATGTTAAACTGTCACTGCTGCATTAAATATTGGTATGTCAAAGTTTCTAAGCCTTGTAGAGGAAAATACACCAGGAGAAGAGCTACCAGAGTCTCTTGCCGATAAGTTTCACCGTTTTGCAGATAGAGTTTCTGCTCTTGAAGAAGGACGTGACATCGATATTGACGAGTTACTTCTCGAGCTTAATGCTCTTAACGAAGAGCTTACAACAAAGGGTGGTGTACCTGAAGCAGAGGATTTTGAAACTCCAGCAATGACAAGAAAGCGTATTGGTAAGATGGAGAATGATAAGTCAATGCTCGGTAATGCTACAAAAGCTCTTGCTGCTGGTAAAGAGGTTAAGGCTGCATCCGATCCAAAGCGTCCATCACGTGGTATTAAGAAGATTGATAAGAGTATCGATAAGTTAGCAGGTGGTGTATCAAAGGCTATTGACCGTGTAACTAAATCTCTCAAATAATATGAAAACAGAAAGACTATTTAACTACTATACTTCCATCTTCAATGAAGAGGTTGATGGAGGATCCCCAGATGCTACTGATGTAGCTGAAGTACCTGCTGAGGCAATGGCTGCTGAGACAGATGAAATGACATCTGAAGGTGAGAAGTATCTTGTAGAGCTTCTCGTTAAGGCTTTCTTACATGAGCCAGATGAGTCAGGTGCTGCTACAGCTAAAGAGCTTCAAGCTCAGATCGAAGAAGATCCTAAAGGTGTTGCTTCAGCAATCTCCAACCTTGTCGAGCTCGGCAATGGTGAGATGAAGGAAACACTTGCACTCTAATAAGGAACATCTATATAGTGATAGTATGAGATTAGAAAACATTTATTCCAATCAGATCCTCAATGAAGAGGTTGAAGTAGTTATCACTAATGCAGACGGTAAGAAGGAGACTTTTACTCTTGATGACTCGTATGGTAAGGTTATATCAAGACAACTTCGTGTTAACCAGAACTCAGGTTTAGGTGACAATATCGATTCAATGTTCAATCAAGCTGATTGGACGGGTCCTAAGCAGGGTGGTGCTAAGAACAAGTATAAAGAGATTGTTATTAACTCTCAATATGATGAGGGTGTTACTTTAACTGAGCATCTTGCAACAAAGAAGGAAACTCTTCTTAAGCTTTCAGACTTACCTGTTGGAAAGATTATACCATTTGCTCAAGCAATCGCAAGTAAGCTTCCAAAGGAGTTTGTAAATGAAGACTTGAATGTCTTTATTCAGAACGTTCACTTGAATGTTATTCCAAAGGCTGCTACCGGAGTTGGTCTTGGTGAGTCTACTTTCTCTCTATTTGGCACT